GCGCTGGCACCCGGCAAACTCTCAAGCCGAATTGCTGGCAGGTTTAACTGGCAACAGGAAAAAAGCGACATGGCTTACAAAGCTGAGAGCATCACTGTTCAAATGAGCGCGGGGCAGCGAGTTAGCGCGCTTAATCATATTGCCGCACTTCGCACCATGATGTACGGCGATTGCGGTAATGAGCTAAAGCGGTTCATCAGTGATATGCGTAATACTCGTGATCCACAGTACGAACAAAATAACCGAGCGATGAGCGCCATTTTCTTTCTGGCAAACATCAATAAAGAACGTCACAACGTTGAATACAGTGAATTGACGAGTGACGAAATTACCGCGCTGATAGGTGCTATGAATCACTTTCGCGCAGTCGTGAGTTTATTTCCCAAGAAGCTAACGCTTCCAAATTAATTAACCCGAAAAAATAAATGGCGTAAACCCGCCGGGCATTTTTTTGCCCAAATTCTGGAGAAAGTTAAATGCGAAATATTGAAACCCGAAATTTTGAAGCCGATGCAGAAGTGCTAAACGCGATGCTGAGTAAGGCCAAAAGTGAGCAGCGATCAGATGATGCGCTGGCCGTATCCGTTCGCCTGGCAGCATTAGCGATTCATGCAAGAAACAAAGAAATGTCAGCTGCTGAAATTATCGAACTACTAGACAAAGAATCCGCACGCTTCGAGAACCAATCACGGGAGTTGCACTAATGGCTGACTCAATGGATCTGGTTCAGCAGCGCGTCCAGGAAGAACTGGCGCGCAACCTGGCAACGGCTGTTCACCGTCCTGCAGGAGCGAGTGAGTTTTTCTGCCTGTCATGCGATGCAGCTATCCCCGAAGCGCGTCGCCGGGCGTTGCCGGGTGTCGAGCTGTGCGTGACCTGCAAAGAGATTAGCGAACTGAAAAGCGTGCATTACAAAGGGGCCACGCTTTGAGAGTCCCAGTTGATGATCGCTATGCAGTGCGCGCGCTAAAATCCAGTGAGCCGGGCAAGCCGCAACAGTTGGTGCTGGAGAAATTCGGCTGGCTTGAGATTGATGGTGTCCGTCAGCGCGTGCCGCAAACCATGGCCGTATATGAGTCGACAGTGCTCCTCATGCGCGATTTGGCTGCTGATGTCATTGGTCGCCATGTTTTGCACGGCCAGATGAAAACAACTGCGGCCTTTGTGGCGGAAACTCGCCGCATTGCTGAGTTGGTCGAGGCTGCAGTGCAAGAGCTGGCTGAACTTCAGGCCGCGCATGTCTGAAAGCCTTCCTGATCTCCTTACTGGTGAATATCACGTCGTAAATCAGCAGCGGCGTGAAGTCTTTGGCATGTCCGCCCCGGCGGATATGTCCCTTTCTGAGCGCCGTCTCTGGAATGTGAATCCAGAGGACCACAACTGGCGCAGCCAATATCTGCAAAATATGCCGGATTATCTGGCAGGTTACTTTGCCGATCGCTACAGCAAAATCCTCTCAGCAAATAATGGCCGCCGTCGGGCCAATGCGTTTCTGCGCCAAACTATCGGCCAGAACGTATTGCCACGCCTGCAGCTGGTTCGCAGTCGCTATCGTCTTGATGAAGCCGCTCAACATGAACTGCCGTTCATAAAGCAGCTTGATCGTCTTCCCACGCTTGACCGGCAGGACGTGCGCGATCTGGCTTATAAAGTTGCATCCTATCTTTCGCTCAGTCTGGCTGAGTTTGTCGATAAAACCTCAATGCCACAGGAAGCGGACGAGCAGACCATAACCTGCATTGCTTATCGCTACGTTGCTGAGCTGGCCGCATTGACCGGCACGCAGCCGCCTTATTGGGCGGAGTTCAAAGCCTGCAAAGGTGAGCTGAGTCAGCGCAAGGCGCAATCCGGTCTGTTGCGCATGATGGCGCCAGAGTGGTGGCGCGGCCGTCTTAAGCAGATGCGCGATCTCCAACGCGAGCACATGGCAATCGCTGTAGGGCAGGTGCAGAAATCAGCTTCACCTTACGTTTCACGCGGCACGCTGGCGGAATGGGTCGAGCAGAAGAAGCGCAATCGCGAGTTCTTCAAACGCTACGACCTGATGAACAAAGAGACCGGTGATCGTGTCGCGATGGATGAGATGGTCAACCGCAGCACCGCGAACCCGGCCATGCGCCGCCGCGAACTGATGACCAGAATGCGTGGCTTTGAAGACATCGCCAACGAAAGCGGCTGCGTAGGGGACTTCTATACGATCACCGCGCCGTCGCGTTATCACTCCGTTTACAGTCAGGGCGGTTTCATTACCAAATGGAACGGCTCAAGCCCGCGCGATACGCAGCGCTATCTATGCCGCGTTTGGGCGCGCATCCGCGCCGCATTATCACGCGAAGAAATCCATGTTTTCGGTTTCCGCGTCGTTGAGCCTCATCACGACGGCACGCCACACTGGCACATGCTGCTGTTTATGCTGCCGGAACATCGCGAGCGTGTGCAGCAGATCATGCGTGAGCATGCCAGCAAAGAAGACGCCGACGAACTGAGCACGCCGCAGGCGCGCAAAGCGCGTTTTCACGCTGAGCCTATCGATCCCACCAAAGGCAGCGCCACGGGTTACATCGCTAAATACATATCCAAAAATATCGACGGCTTTGCAATGGACGGCGAAAAGGACGATGAAACCGGCTCAAACATGCGTGATATGGCGAAAGCCGTTTGCGCGTGGGCGTCTCGCTGGCGCATCCGCCAGTTCCAGCAGATTGGCGGCGCGCCGGTCACTGTTTGGCGCGAGCTGCGCCGTCTCGGCGATACGCGCTTATCAAACGAGAAGATGGACGCCGTGCTGGCGTCTGCTTCCGTTGCCAGCTGCTGGGCGTCTTACACCATGGCGCAGGGTGGCCCGCTGGTCGCGCGTGATGACTTGGTGATCCGTCTTTGTTACGAGATCACCGAAATGGGCAACGAATATGCGGAGGACGTGCAGCGCGTTCAGGGCATCTACTCGCCTCACTATCAAGATTCTGAAGTATTCACGCGTCTGGTGAAGTGGGAAGCCGTTGTCAAATTAGCCGACGCGTCAGCGGAGGCTGGTCCTTCTGGCGGCATCGCCGCCCCTTGGAGTTCTGTCAATAACTGTACGGGGCCGGAGCGCCGGCGGTTAGAGCTGGAACTAAAAGCCCGTGGTTTTGAGGGGCATGAGGAGGAAATTAGCCTCCTTTCCCGAGGATGCAGCATAAATTCAGGCGCGCGAATGCGGCTGTTTTACCGAAACGGCAGACTTCAGGAACAAAAGATAACCATCTGATTAGTCCAGAGGATTTCTCACGGAAGGTAAAAAAACATTTCACATTTCGAAACTCATAATATACTGTACGTATAACCAGTTGTTCATTGTGCGGAGGGAATATGCAGGATTATTTTTTGGAGTCGATGAAGCTCCAGCGTATTGATTTATTTATGAAACTTGTTGCTGCTAGTGATTGCACGGATGATGAAAAGCAGCTTGCCATTCAGTGGGTCTCTGAACTGACCGATGAGCTAATGCGGAAAGTCAGAAGCCACGAATATTCGCGCATGATGCACGCTTCAGATTAGTTTTTTCAGATGTCACGCGTAGCAAGATGTGATCGGATGGAAGCTACATATCACGCCGGGATGCTTACAGAAGGTGAGTCCGAACATAACGAGAGTTGCGAGGCGTTAAGCCATGGCTAAAAATCCCGAAAAATTCCAGATCGTTTACCGAGGTGAGGTACTCACTTACTACAAGCCAGGTGAATGGGTGTTTTTCCAACGGCCGAAAGAATGCGGCGGGGGTTACTGGCTCGGTAAAACCTACGACTTCGTTTTCATGCTGGAGATTCCATATCCCATTTCTTTACGGCAGGGCATGGATTTTCTGAACGAAGCAGAAGGAATTGGCATCCATAAATCAGCTTCTGTGGACGACTTCAAACTGGAGTAAAGAGTGCATGACTATGCCGCATGAATTCGCATGATCCGAAAAGGATCGCTTTACCCTCGGCCCGCCAGTTCTGGCGGGCTTTCGTTTATGTCATGCAGGTGCATGAAAACCGCATCATAAAGCGGGCAGGCGTGGCGGGGGTACGAGCGCGCGCCGGCATGATTTGTCTTGCTTTTGGATATGTAAGTTCGCTAGTCTTTTTCTAAAATATTGTAAAATTCAGGAGAATATATGAGCGAAAATCAAGCAGCGAACGAAGAAGAAATAATTCTTCCTGATTCTCAGCAAGAAGATGAGGGAGATTTATCTGGTAATATTTCATTCAAAGAAGCCATAGTCATGAACACTGACTGGACAATTGATACTTTGAATAATCAGATAACTAAAGGAAATATTGATTTAGAACCTAGCTTTCAACGTCGTTCCGCTTGGGATGACATTAGAAAAAGCAAACTAATTGAATCAATGATTGTTGGAATTCCTGTTCCAAGTATCGTTCTTGCTGAGAATAAAGAGAGAAAAGGCCGATTCATTGTCATTGATGGAAAACAGAGGCTGGTTTCAATTAATGACTTTTATAAAGGAGTATTTAAACTTAAGAAACTTGATATAAGGCCAGACCTTAATAATAAATATTATGGTGAGTTGCCGGAAGAGGATAGAGAATTTCTTGATAACAACACTTTTAGATCTACATTGATCCGAAATTGGGTTGATGATGATTTTTTATATACTATATTTTATAGGTTAAATAGTGGTAGCTTGGCTTTATCTCCACAGGAGCTAAGGAAAGCGTTAATTGGGGGTTCTCTTCTTAATTACATTGAAGATTACATTTTAAATAGCAATAACTTTAAGAGTGTTTTCGGTGAGAATCTTGATAAAAGAATGCGAGATTCTGAGCTTGTTCTAAGGTTTATTTCTTATGAGCTGTCCGTAAATAATTATGGCGGGAATTTGAAGGTTTTCTTAGACACAGTTGTTAAAGAATTTGAACACGATTGGGATAGTAAAAAAAATAAAGTTGATTCCCTACTAAAAAGTTTGGATTTATCCTTATACACTACTCATGAGATTTTCGGTAAAGATGCATTCAAAAAATGGACCGAAGAAAACCGTTATGAAAAAACTATAAACAGAGCAGTTTTTGACGCTTTAGCTCGATTTTTTGGGCAACAGCATGTATCAGATGCGGCTCTAGCTAACAAAGATTTAGTAATTGAAACTTATCAAGCTACATGTCTTATCCCTGAATTTAAAAGTGCGGTAGAGAAAACTACGAAAACTAGAGAATCAGTAGACACACGTATAAACCTTTGGGGGTATGCCCTTGCAGGCGTATTAGGAATGCAATATGACCCTGATGAGAAAAGGGTGAGCTAAATGAGCGACTTCAGTCAAGATTTTATTCTGCTTGAATCTAGAATTGAAGCTCTTAAAAAAAAATTTATGGACGCTCAATTGCAAGGTGAAAAAGATGATCCTATTTCATTCCTTCCTGATCTTGAGTTTTGTGCCGCATACAAATTATTGGTGCATGCAGAAATTCAAGATTATCTTGAAAAGAAAGCAAGGGCAGGATTGAATGCAATTGATGCCGATGTTAAGGCTAACGGCTTAAATACAAGTTATTATAAAACCATCATTGCAATAGTGTTGCCTTTTCTAGGGGATTTGAATATCAAGCTTACGCACCCTTTTAATGAGAAGGACTTCAAGGAGGCCGTTAAAGTAACAATTGATAAAGCGCGCTATTTTATTAATAATAATAACGGGATTAAGAACAAGTCATTTACTATTTTGTCAATAATGTCCTGTTCTTTTAAAGATCCATTTGATTCAGTGCTAATTGCTAATCTTGATAGCTATGGCAAAGCACGAGGCGATGTAGCGCATAAGTCTGTAAGCAGTGTAACAAGTATAAACAGTCCTATGAGTGAAGTCGGCTATGTCGAACAAATAATGGACGGGTTTAAATCTCATTTTTATGGTGTTGATAACTAGTGAGAACTTAAAAATAAAATGGCACGTTCAGACGTGCCTTTTTTATTCTAAATTCCATACTCGCTGAAATTTATGATTTCATTATTCAGCCAATTATTTAATTCTTTTAATCTTTGCTGTAAGGGATGTAGTTCGTTTCTCACAAAGACCTTACTAGCCTTCTCAACATCCCCAAATCCCCCAACATTATTCGGCATAATCCCCATCATCTGCGGCGGCACGCGGTGCGCGGCCATCATGTCGTCACGGCTCACGTTCTTGATATTCAGAAACTCATCCTTCGCCGCCACCTCCGAAAGCGGAATGATCTGGATCCCGTCCTTCTTTCCGTTCGGCGAGTACATAAACAAATTGCGGAAGTTGCCTGGCCCTTTGGCGCTTTTCATCGCCTGGCGGATATTGTTCACGTCTTCCTGATTTTGCGCCGCGTCGGTCATGTACATGATGAAACCGGCGTGGCTGCCGTTCAGGTAGTATTTGCGGCGGAACAGCGTAGCCGACTCGTTTAGCAGGGTGGACGGAATCGCCGAAAGGTATTCCGGCAGGCCATAAACCTCCTGATTTAAGTCTGGCTCCATCAGGTGAAACACGCTGCCTTTGGTGAACTCGTAGGGCTGCGTGTTCATGCCGTACTGCACGAACCAATAAGTGTCTAAATCCGTGCCGCGTCGCGTGAATTTTGCCAGTGCCGGCTCAAGCGCCAGCACGCCGCCGAGCCTGTTGGTGCGCTTTTCCAGATAGGCGTTGCCGAACACCAGATAGTCCTGCACAAAACGGCTGAACGCCTGCTGACTCAACAGCGGGTGAGGGATGAAGGTGCTGGTCAGGATGTTGCGCTTTACGTTGATTGGCGAGCTGTGATGTACGGCGGCGCGGAACGTGCGCGCCAGCCCGTCAAAGCTCACCGGCGGTTCATACCACTTATCCATGACCACACATTCTACGTAGTCAAGCAGCTCGCGGCGGTCCAGCACCGGCACCGGGTCGCCAAAGGTGAACGCTTCCGCTGCCGGGCCGCCGGTCATCTGTTGCTGCTGCACGGGCTGCGTGCGCGTGCGGTTCCTGCGTTTACTCATTTAAAAAATCTCCATAATGTTGCCGGTGTGGGCGGCTTCGCCCTGTAGCGGTTCGTTTGCCAGTGCGTGCATGGTCGCCCACGCCAGATCGGCGTGGCTCGCTTCTTCGCTGCGGCTGGCTTCGTAAGTAGGGCGGTTGCCGCTGGCCGTGGTGGCGCGACGGATTGCCATGAATGACTGCGCGATATCGAGGTGTCCGGCGTCGAACTCCAAGCGCCCGCTGCTGATGATGTCGAACGCCTTCAGCACCAGAGCGTTTTTCACGTTCGGGTTATAAACAAACTCTTTCACCGCCGGATAAAACATCTTCACGTTTTCGTACACGCCGAGGCCGACGCCGGTGGAGTCGATGCCGATATAGGTCACGTTGTACTGCTGCGTCAGCTTTTTGATGGACTCGGCCTGCGCGCGGAAGTCCATGCCGCGCCACTGGTGCCGCTCCAGAATGCGGAACTTGCCGCCTGGCACGGCAGGCGGGGCGATCACCACGCACCCGGCGCTGTCGCCGTTCTGCGTTCCTTTCGCCGGGTCGTAACCGATCCACACTTCGCGCCAGCCGAACGGCCGCAGCGCCAGCGCTTCGAAGTCGCTCCAGATTTCCCAGCTGTCCACCATGCACTTCTGCAGCAGCTGAAGCGGGAACACGGACGCCAGATCGTCCACGAATTCGCACATCAGCAGGTTCTGGTATTCCGGTGGGCTGTATTCAAGGCGCAGCTGGTCGAGGTCAAACAGGTTACAGCCGCCGCGCACGGCGTCCTCAACGGTAACAATCTGGCGGAACTGGCCGTCATCGCAGAAGCGGCCCGGCGACAGGTTCATGTGCGACAGGTCGATGTCTACGCGGTCCGCCTTGGCGCGGCCACGGTTGAACAGGCCGCCGGACCAGAACGGATAGGCGCTGTGCGTGAGGCTGGAAGGGGTGGAAAAATAGGTCTGGCGCCACTTCTTGTGTAGTGCCATGCCGGACGCCACCTTGCGCAGCTCCTGAAATTTCGGGATCCAGAAGTATTCATCCAGGTACAGGTTGCCGTGGTAGCTCTGCGCGGTGCGGGCGTTGGTGCCGAGGAAGTACAGGCACGCGCCGTTGCTGAGCGTCATCGGGTCGCCTTTCAGCTCTACGTCCACCTCTTTTGCGAACTCAATGATGTACTGCTTAAAAACGTGCGCCTGCGCCTTACTAGCTGAAAGGAAAATCTGGTTGCGTCCGGTGGTCAGCGCATCCAGCAGCGCCTCACGCGCAAAGTAGTAGGTGGCACCAATCTGGCGCGACTTCAGCACGTTGCGAATGCGGTGCTTGTTGCCCGCATCCCACCACTGGCGCTGGTAGCCGAACATTGAGCCGTGGAAAATCTCCTGTAATTTCTCCACCTGCTCGTCGGTAAACACGTTCTTTTCCGGCGGCTTGCGCGGCCCGCTGTTGCGGTTCGCCACGTTCGGATTGAGATCCGCCTCGTTACCGCCGTTGCTGAACTTGCCGATGCGGGCATGGCGCTCGGACTGGCGCGCCAGCAGGTCAATCTCCTTAAAGTCTCTCCCTTCTTTTGTCTCCTTCATGATCAGCTGGCAGTAGCGCGCGGCGGTGGTCAGCTGCATCTGGTCAAGCGGGCCATAATCGGCCCACTTGTCGCGCTTCTTCCAGCTGTGAACGGTTGCGGGTTTCTCTCCCAGCATTTCAGCAATGCGGGCGATACGGTATCCCTGAAAGTACAGCAGCATGGCTTGCCTGCGGGGATCGAGGTCTTCGGGGGCGAGTGTCGTTGTCATGGCCCCAAAATACGGCCCCGCCGATCCCTTTTCTGCCGTCTGCCGTTGTGTGGCAGCCCGCACAATGTGCCTGCGTTGTTTCGACCCCCTCTGAACCGCAAACATAAGGCTTCAAAGCGATTTACCCAACGGAGCCTGACCTATGGCAGTTAAAGCAAAGCGTTTTCGTATCGGGGTGGAAGGTGCCACTACGGACGGACGCGAAATTTCTCGCGAATGGCTGGAGCAGATGGCCGCCGCCTATAACCCGGCGGTTTACACCGCGACCATCAATCTGGAACACATCAAATCGTACTCCCCGGACAGCACCTTTAATCGTTACGGCACGGTAAGCGCGCTGGGAACTGAAGAGATCACCGACGGCCCGCTGGCCGGAAAGCTGGCGCTGTATGCCGACATCCTGCCGACGGATTCCCTTGTGGCGCTGGTAAAGCAGGGCCAGAAGCTTTTCACCTCCATGGAAGTCAGCACCAAGTTTGCCGACACCGGCAAAGCCTATCTGGTTGGCCTGGCTGCTACCGACGACCCGGCGAGCCTCGGCACCGAGATGCTGGCCTTCAGCGCGAAAGCCGAGCTGAACCCGCTGGGGAACCGCAAGCAGCAAGCGGAAAACCTGTTCACCGCCGCCACCGAAACCGTGATCGAGCTGGAAGAGGTGGAGGAGAAGCCCGCCCTGTTCGCCCGCATCACCGCGCTGTTCGGTAAAAAGCAGCTGTCCGACGACGCCCGCTTTTCTGACGTGCATCAGGCGGTTGAGCTGGTTGCTACCGAGCAGCAGGAATTCAGCACCCGCACCGACAAGGCGCTGGACGAGCAGGCGGAGCGCCTGAGCAAGCTGGAAGCCGAACTGGAAACGCAGCTGGCCGACCTGAAAGAGCAGAAAGAAGACTTTGCCGAACTGAAGCAGCAGCTGGGCCGCGAAGACAGTCGCGCCGATTTCCGTCAGCGCGCACCGGGTAGAAGCGGTGCCAGTGAGAACCTGACCGACTGCTGATACAGGCCATTCCACTTTACATAACTGATTTCAGAGAAACTGACCGATGAAAAAAACGACCCGATTTAAATTTAATGCCTTCCTCACTCAGCTTGCGAAGCTCAACGATGTGGAAGTGCCGGATATCAGCGCGAAATTCACCGTCGAGCCGTCCGTAGCGCAGAAGCTGGAAAGCAAAATTCAGGAGTCTGCCGCCTTCCTGAAGATGATTAACATCATCCCGGTGGATGAACAGTCCGGAGAAGTGCTGGGGCTGGGCGTGGGTTCGACCATTGCAGGCACCACGGACACCTCTTCACAGGAGCGCCAGCCAACCGATCCGACTTACATCGATGGTACTGGCTACAAGTGCACCCAGACCAATTTCGATACCGCGTTGCCTTATGCGAAGCTGGATTTGTGGGCGAAGTTCCAGGACTTTCAGACCCGCATTCGTGACGCCATCATCCAGCGTCAGGCGCTGGACCGCATCATGATCGGCTTTAACGGCGTGAAGCGTGAGAAAACCTCAAACCGCGTTGAAAACCCCCTGCTGCAGGACGTCAATATTGGCTGGCTGGAAAAAATCCGTCAGGAATCACCGGTGCATGTCATTAAGGGCATTCCACAAGATGACGGCAGTCTGTCTTCTTCCGTTCGCGTCGGTAAAAACGGTGACTTTGCGAATCTGGACGCTCTGGTGATGGATGCTGTTAACCGCAAAATTGGCGTTCAGTATCAGGACGACACCGATTTGGTAGTGGTTTGTGGTCGCGGTCTGCTGGCAGATAAATATTTCCCACTGGTGAATCAGCAGCAGCCAAACACCGAGGCTCTGGCCGCTGACCTCATCATCAGCCAGAAACGCATGGGCGGCTTACAGGCCGTGCGTGCGCCTTACTTCCCGGCTGACGCATTGCTGATCACCCGCCTTGATAACCTCTCCATTTACTGGCAGGACGAAAGCCGCCGTCGCGCCGTCATCGACAACCCTAAACGCGATCGTGTCGAGAATTTTGAATCAGTCAACGAAGCGTACGTGGTTGAGGATTACGAATGCGTTTGCCTGGTTGAAAACATTGAAATGGGCGAATTCGCCGCACCTGCGGCAAGCGGCTCAGAGGCATAAGCATGGCGATGAGTCCTTTTCAGCGGCACACACAATATGTTCTGGCACAGGAGGCCGCCCGCAAGGGCGGCAGTGGCAGCCACTTAAAGGGCTATGACCTGATGCTGATGCAGCTCGGCGAAGACCGCCGCCGCCTTAAGGGCATTCAGTCCACCGTGAAGAAGGCCGAAATCAAGGTGGAAGTCCTGCCTAAATACGTGCCGTGGGTGGACGGCGTGCTGGCCGCCGACGGAGCGCAGCAGGACGACGTGCTGATGTACGTGATGCTCTGGCGCGTTGATGCCGGTGATTATGCCGGTGCGCTCGCCATTGGCCGCCACGCCATCCGCCACGGCTGGTCTATGCCGCAGGGCTTTAACCGTAACGTGCAGACGCTGCTGGCCGAGGAAATGGCCGACGCCGCCAAAAACGCCCATGTGGCAAAAACCGACTTTGACCCCGGCCTGCTGATGCTGACACTCGACGTGATTGGCGATCTGGACATGCCCGATCAGTCGCGCGCCCGCCTGCATAAGTCGATCGGCTGGGTGCTTCGCGAAAGCCAGCCCGTTGCCGCGCTGAACCATCTGCAGCAGGCCATGCAGCTCGACGAGCGCTGCGGGGTGAAAAAAGACATTGAGCAGCTGGAGCGGAAAATCCGCAACGCCAGCTGATAACCGGACGTGCCCACGCGCGGGGCGGCACGGGGTGGCGACAGGCAGCGCCGCATCAAAACTCCGTCCACCGCCCACCTATTCAGGAGAAATAAGGCATGCAGTTTGTAGCGCCGGAAAAGGCGACGGGAACGCCGGAAATTATCCCCAACAACTCATTCTGGCCGGACATCGATCTGGCAACGTTTCGCAGCGTGATGCGCGTTGACGGCACCGTGACGCCGCAGCGTCTGAAGCAGGTGGTGCTCACCGCAATGGCGGAAGTGAACGCGGAGCTGTACCCGTGGCGCGAACAGCAGGAGCTGCGCGGCTTTAACAGCCTGGCGAATGTGCCAGCGGAAGAGCTGGCCGGGCGCAGCGTGCGTCTGCATCACTATGAGAATGCGGTGTGGTGCTGGGCGCGCGCGGTGCTGAATGAGCGTTATCAGGACTTTGACGCCACCGCTGCCGCTGCGAAACGCGGGGAAGAGCTGGAAGACACCACCGGCGACCTGTGGCGCGACGCACGCTGGGCTATCAGCCGCGTACAGAACGCGCCGCACTGCACCGTTGAGCTTATTTGATGAAGGTGCGCGCGCAGCAGTACGACACGGTGGACGAAATCTGCTGGCGTCATTACGGGCGCACGCAGGGCATGACGGAGCAGGTTTTGCAGGCCAATCCAGGGCTGGCGGAGCACGGCCCCACTTTACCGCACGGGCTGGAGGTGGAGCTGCCGGACGTGACGGCGGCGGCCACCGTGCAGGCCGTCCAGCTTTGGGACTGAATCATGTGGGAAAAAATCAGCACCGGGATCGTCTGGTTCATCGCGCTGGCAATGGCGTGGCTGGGCGATCTGTCGCTAAAAGACGTTTCAACCGTGGCCGGTGTAATCATCGGCCTGCTGATGGCAATCATCAGCTGGTACTACAAGCGCAAAACCTATCAGCTGCTGGCCGCCGGGCGCATCACGCGGGAGGAATATGAATCTGCAAACCGTTAAGCGCTGCACCGTTGGCATGGTGCTGGCTATCGCCGCGACGATGCCGGGTTTTCAGCAGCTGCACACCTCCGTCGAGGGGCTGAAGCTGATCGCCGATTATGAGGGCTGCCGCCTGAAACCGTACCTGTGCGACGCGGGCAAGTGGACCGACGGCATTGGTAATACCGTTGGTGTGGTGCCGGGCCGGACCATCACCGAGCGGCAGGCAGCGGGGAATTTCATCACCAACGTGTTACGCGTCGAGGCGGCACTGGCGCGCTGCGCTGCGGTTTCTATGCCGCAGACGCTTTACGACGCGCTGGTGTCGCTGGCGTTTAACGTCGGCACCGGCAACGCCTGCGGCTCAACCATGGTGGCGCTTATCAAAATGGGGCGCTGGCGCGATGCCTGCTATCAGCTGCCGCGTTGGGTGTACGTGAAAGGCGTATTTAATCAGGGGCTGGATAACCGGCGACAGCGTGAGCTGGCATGGTGCTTAAAAGGAGTAACAGCATGATGCGCGCGCTGGCGGCGATAGTGCTCGTTCTGATTGCCGCGCTAGGCGTGCAGTCGTGGCGGCTCAGTACAGCCCACAACAAAATTGACGCGCAGGTGAAAGATTTAGCCGCGCAGGGCAAAAAGCTGTCGCAGAAAAACGGCCAGCTGATTGCCCTCAACATTCTGACTCAGACCAGCAGCCGGGCGCAGACGCAGCTTTACGCCGCCGCCGAGCAGAACGGCACGCTGCTGCGTGACCGGCAGCGCACCATTGAGGAACTCAAACGTGAAAATGACGAGCTTCGCCGCTGGGCTGATGCCCCTTTACCTGAGCCTGTTATCCGGCTGCGCCAGCGACCGGCCCTCACCGGAGGTCAGTCTTACCGTGAGTGGCTGTCCGCGAATCACCCCGTGCCGCCTGGACGAAGCCGCGCCGCGCCGTAACGGTGACCTGCTGGCGCAGCTGGACGACACCGAGGCCGCCTGGGCGGCCTGCGCCGACAAGGTAGATACCATTATCAGCTGCCAGGATAAAGACGATGAACAAGCTGCAGTCCTTGCGAAACGCCCTGAATAAAGCCGTGCCCTACGTAGCCGACAACCCGGACCGCCTGCACCTGTTCGTGGACAATGGCGCGGTGGTTGCCACCTCAGCCACGTCGATTTCGTGGGAGTACCGTTACACCCTGAACGTGGTTGTGACGGACTTCACCGGCGACCAAAATCTGCTGATGGCGCCCGTTTTATTCTGGCTCGGCGTCAACCAGCCGGACGCCCTGCAGAACACCACCGAGCGTGAGCGGCTTTTCACCTTTGAGGCGGATATTCTCGGCAACGATCGCTGCGACATCAGCATGAATCTTAAGCTTACTGAGCGCGTGATCGTGAAAGAGGTAGATGGCGTAATGTCGGTTGAAGCCGTACCAGAGCCGGAAGCGCCGGACGATAGCGAAGAGGGCTGGACGGTGCGCCATGGCTGAGCTGCATGAAGTTGAGGAGTGGCTGGGTGCGCTACTGTCGCGGCTCGAACCGGCGGCCAGAGCAAAGATGCTGCGCGAAGTGGCGCGTGACGTGCGGCGCATCCAACAAAATAACATCACGCTGCAACGCAGCCCGGAAGGCACCGCATGGGAGCCGCGACGCGTTACTGCGCGAACCAAGCCGGGCCGCATTCGCCGCAAGATGTTTGCGAAGCTGAAAACGGCGAAGTACCTCAAAGCGCAGGCAAACGCAAATATGGCAGAAATTGCGTTTGTGCCCGGCGTGCAGAAGTTGGTCCGCGTGCATCATTACGGCCTGCGGGACCGGGTGAACCGGCGCGGCACCGAAGTGAAATATGCGGAGCGCCCGCTGCTGGGGATTAGTAATGATGTCGAAAATAAAGTGAAGGAGGTTTTATTACACTGGTTGTCTGAAAGGTAATATATTTAGGTCGAATGAGCGTTGAATTATTAGTGAAAACTAATGTAAGTTCAAAGTATCAAAGTGTTATCATTGATAAATGCTAAGGAACTAATGAGGTTTTCGGGATGGATGCTTTTGTTTAGTGGGAAGTTTAAAATCACAAGTCCATTCATTAAGTAGATATCACACTGTTGCTTTGATGTGTATATGATTATTTTAAGTATGTTTCTTAGTGCAAAGTTTCGGCATTTTTCCCTGTTGTTTTTATCACTCAGATCAAGATTGGAAATTGATTCGCTTGCAGTGTTTAAGCTGCGTGTCTTTAATGTCCTTAACTTTAACTCACCGTCTCTTAACTCCTTGCTGAGAATCTTCACTCTGCTTGCTAATTCTGATACATCCGGTGCAATCTGTAGTGCATCTACAAGGTGATTTATTTTTTCATGAAGCTCAAATAAATTAAATTCAAGTTGTTTAATAGTATTGAGTCCTCCACCATTAATCTGTAAGTGATCCATGCTGAATAATAAAACACCGATAAGAGATCTGTCGGCGGCATCTCTTCTCATAGCAGGAGTATCGCACCTGTGTAATCTTCTCATTGGGCATACATAATACCCACCTCCTTTTAAATCGATTCCAGACATAATTATTGAGCACCCGCAGGCGCTACAGCGTAAAATGGAGCGAAAAATGTTAATTAAATAAGGGTTTTCATGTAGCTTATCTCGCCCAAAGGGCATTAGTCGAATTTGCTGTACATTCTGAAATAGCTTCTCAGTAATCACCGGCGGGAAGTAGCCAGGTATGTCTTTAACACCTTTAGACATTGTGCGATAGGATGGCGACAGAGTGCCAATTACAGCTTTGTTGCCAAGGACTTTCTCAATTGTTGAAGGGTTCCAAACTCCCGACTTGCCCTTAAAGGTTGGCGTATTTCTATCATTCAATAGCTTAGTAATAGCATTGAGCGAGTGCCCCTTTAAACGCAATTTAAAAATATAATTTATTGTTTTAGCGTGTTGTGTAATAACTTCAAACCCCTTTCCATTGTCGGTTACTTTGAGCCATCTTGGACAAGAGCGCGTTAATAGTGTTCCATTTTTTTCAGCGTCGTCCCGTTTTTTTTGCCACGCAGAACGCATGCGTCTAGATTTTATTTCGCTCTCCTCATTTGCACGCTGAGCAATCAGAATGGCTTTAATTAATACGTATGGGTCATCCAGTGAAGCTTTGTTATAGTGCGTCTGATCTGTGAGAGTAACTACTTCAATACCTTCTTTTAGGATATGCCTTAGCCTTTCAGTGGCGTCCCCTATTTTTTCACGTGATAGCCTGTCAAGACTTTCAACTAACAGGACAGTACCTTCATTAATAAATCCGTGCTTGATTGCATCAAGAAAATCAGACAGCGCGCCACGCTGAGCGTTAGTTCCATCATACGCACTTAAGCCTAAATCCTGATAGGAGATATCATCTAATTCATAGTCCGGGTTTTGGGCCAGCCATTCCGCGATGAGTAAATTTTGACGGCGAATAGAATCACCATACTGTTGAACTGCCGCAGAAAATCGTAGATAAGCTATGGCTTCTTTTTCATCTTATATCCCCCTACGTATTTGTAAGAAATCCTCTCATGCTGGATTGATAAGGTATGTGAGGGCGCTCAATTTTTTAGCATCGCATCACCATGCTTAAAGCCGAGCTTTAAATTTGTATTCATAAAATTGAATTTGTGTGGCCGCTCAAACAACGCTTTTTTGATGTTAGATTTCACGTGCCGTTGCATGGTAATGGCATGAACACTCACCTTACAGAAATCATGCGCCTTATCACCAATCTGATCCGCACCGGCATCGTGTCCGAAGTGGACGCGGATAAATGGCAGTGCCGGGTGAAAACGGGCGATCTTGAAACCAACTGGATTAACTGGCTCACCTTCCGCGCCGGGAATACCCGCACATGGTGGCAACCCTCCATCGGCGAGCAGGTTGTGCTGCTGAGCCTCGGCGGCAATCTCGAAACTGCCTTCGCGCTGCCGGCCATTTATTCCGATGCCTTCCCGCCGCCCGATTATTCAGAGAACGGCAGCACCACCGTGTTCAACGACGGCGGCTGGTTCCAGTACGAACCGGACACCGGCCAGCTGCTGATTAAGAACATCAAAAGCGTTCGCATTGAAGCCGCCGACGGCATTCAGCTGATCACCGACCAACTGGGCGTTGATGCCAGCCAGATGCTGATTAACAGCGAAACCGTGATGAACGGTGCCGTGACGCAGGGCGGCGGCCCAATGAGTTCAAACGGCGTGGTGGTTGATAAGCACAAACACGGCGGCGTGAAGTCAGGCAGCGACACGTCAGGAGGCCCGCAATGATGTATCTCGGCATGAACCGCGACACCGGCGAAGCCATCTCCGACACCGAGCACATCCGCCAGAGCGTGCGCGACATTCTGATCACGCCGGAAGGCAGCCGTATCGGTCGTCGTGAATACGGCTCGCTTCTATCCGTGCTGATTGACCAGCCGCAGAACGACGTGGTGCGCCTTCAGGTGATGGCGGCGGCTTACACCGCGCTGAGCCGATGGGAGCCGCGTATCCGCCTCAGTTCTTTAGGCATAACCAGTGCCTTTGATGGCTCCATGGTGGTTGAGCTGACCGGCCAGCGCGCCGACGGCTCACCGCTCGCAATGTCAGTGCCTACGGGGGTGAACAGTGGCAGTAATTGACCTTTCGCAGCTGCCCGCGCCGGAAGTGATCGAGGTGCCGGACTTTGAAACGCTGCTGGCCGAACGTAAGGAGGCACTGATTGCGCTCTATCCGGAGGACGAGCAGGCCGCTTCGCGCCGTGTGCTGGCGCTGGAATCTGAGCCGATTGTGAAGTGCCTGCAGGAAAGCGTGTACCGCGAAATCCTGCTGCGCCAGCGCATCAACGAGGCGGCGCAGGCGGTGATGGTGGCTTACGCGCTCAGCAGCGATCTCGATCAGCTGGCCGCGCGCAGTAACGTGCAGCGCCTGACCATCACCCCGGCTAACCCGGACGCCGTGCCGCCCGTTGAGGCAGTGATGGAATCGGATGACGCGCTGCGCGTGCGGGTGCCGGAAGCGTTTGAGGGCTTATCGGTTGCCGGTCCGACAGCGGCTTACGAGTTTCACGCCCGTAGTGCGGACGGGCGCGTGCAGGACGTGTCCGCCATAAGCCCGTCACCCGCGATGGTGCTTGTCACGGTGCTAAGCCGGGAAGGTAACGGCACGGCAGCCGCTGATTTACTGAATACAGTGGACAAAGCGTTGAATGACGACAGCGTGCGCCCGGTGGCGGACCGCGTATCCGTGCAGCCTGCAACCATCAACGACTACCGCGTGCAGGCAAAGCTGCACCTGTTTGACGGCGTGGCCGCCGCGCCCTGTCTGGAGGCGGCAAACGAGCGGCTTGCCGCCTACCTTATCGAACAGAAAAAGCTGGGCCGCAGCGTGCGCCGCGAGTCCTACGGTGCGGTGCTCCGCGTGGCCGGTGTGGACTGGGTGGAAATTACCGAACCGGCCGCCGACATCATCATGGACCGCACGCAGGCGGGCAACTGCACCGGCACCGACGTGACGGTGGCGGACGACGAGGTGGCTTCATGAGTAACAGCCTGCTGCCGCCCGGCTCATCCGCGCTGGAGCGCCGTCTGGCGCAGGCGTGCAGCGGCATTTCCGGGCTGAACGTGCCGCTGCGCGACCTGTGGAACCCGGACACCTGCCCGGTGAATTTTCTGCCCTATCTTGCATGGGCGTTTTCGGTGGACCGCTGGGACGAAAACTGGCCGGAAACCGTGAAGCGCAAGGTGGTGAAGGATGCGTTTTACATCCATCAGCACAAGGGCACCGTTAGCGCGATCCGGCGCGTGGTGGAGCCGCTGGGCTATCTCATCCGCGTGATTGAGTGGTGGAAAACCAACGACGTGCCTGGCACGTTCCGGCTGGACGTAGGCGTGCTGGATACCGGCATCACCGAGGAGATGTATCACGAGCTGGAACGCGTGATTGCGGACGCCAAGCCGTGCAGCCGCCATCTTATCGGGCTTTCAATCACCCTGGACGCAAACGGCACGGTGCCGGTGGCCGTTGCCAGCTACAGCGGCGACGAGCTGACCGTTTATCCCTATACCCCTGAACTTATCAGCGTCGGCGGGCCGGTGTATTCCGGCGCGGCGGTGCATCTTATCGACCTGACGGAAGTGAGCGCATGACGACAAAATATTTTGCCCTGCTGACCAATCAGGGCGCGGCTAAGCTTGCCAACGCTGCCGCGCTCGGCACCAAAGTGAACATCACGCAGATGGCGGTAGGCGATGGCGGCGGCGCGCTGCCAACGCCTGACCCGGCACAGACGAAGCTCATCGGCGAGAAGCGCCGCGCGTCGCTTAACTCGCTGACGATTGACGCCGCCAACGGCAGCCAGATTATTGCCGAGCAGATCATCCCGGAGGGCGAGGGCGGTTTCTGGATCCGTGAAATCGGCCTGTTTGACGCCGACGGCGTGATGATTGCCGTTGCTAACTGCGCCGAGACCTACAAGCCGCAGCTGGCCGAGGGCAGCGGGCGCACGCAGACGGTGCGCATGATTATCATCGTGAATAGCACCAGCGCCGTGACGCTTAAAATCGACCCGTCGGTGGTGCTGGCGACCCGACAGTATGCCGATGATAAGGCGCTGGAGGTGCGCCAGTACGCCGACGGCCTGATGGATGCACACATCAAAGCAGCAGACCCGCATACACAGTACGCGCCCAAAGCCAGCCCGACGTTTACTGGTACACCCAAAGCACCAACGGCGGCGGCGGGGAATAACTCCACGCAGCTGGCAAACACGGCCTTTGTGCAGGCAGCGCTGGCCGCGCTGGCTGGCGGCGCGCCTGCGGCACTGGACACCCTCAAAGAACTGGCCGACGCGCTGGGCGGTGACGCGAATTTCTCCACGACTGTGCTTAATAAGCTGGCTGGAAAAATGGACATCGCCAGGAACGGTGCGGACATTGCGGACGTATCAGCGTTTCTCAAAAACCTTGGTTT